TGCTTTCCACGCCCTCGCCGTATCGTACCCGGGGCCTCGTCAAGCGCCGCATCAGCGTGCGCACCAGCAAGGAAGCTCGCCGTTCCGGTGACGTCGGAGTTTTCGTCAACGTTCGCCCGGCTCCGGGCGCCAAGTACAAAACCGTCCGCGGCAGCTTTCTCGGCGTCAAAACGCGCACCAGAACGCTCGTCAAAGCCAGCCAGCGCGGCGCCCGCAGCCCGACAGATCCGTTCTACTGGCGATTTCTCGAATACGGCACGCGCAAGATGCGGGCGCGCCCATTCTTGATGCCCGCCGCCGATCGACTGCCGGAAGCCCTCGCCGTATTCGAGCGCGAAGTCATACCGCAAATTGAGAAACTCAACGCCAGGGCCAAGCCATGAGCGCCGAGACCGACCTCTACGCTGCCCTTTCCGCCAGCAGCGCGCTTGCGACC